GGTCAGCAAGAAAGAATCCTGCAACTAAAAAATGCATAAGGTGCGCCTTTGGTGAGGCAAGAATTTATGATCAAGAGTGGGATTGTTGCATAAGCTGTAGTTCAAAATGGAAGATTTAAATAATGGCTAACAGTAAGAGGAAGTGTAAAAATTGTGGTGAAAGGGTGAGAGATTACATTATTGTTAATAATTCAGCATACTGTAATTTTGAAGCTGCCGTTTCATATGCCAACAAAAACAAAGCTATCGGTAAAAAAATAATACAGAAAGCACAAAAGAAAAAAGACTTAAAACGTATAAAAGAATTAATGACCAGGCCAAAATGGTATATGAAACTTCAGGCGCTTGTAAATCAATGGATTGTCCATGTAAGGGATAAGGACAAGCCTTGTTATACTTGCGGAACTGAAAGCCCAAATATAAAATACGATGCAGGTCATAGGCATCATGCTGGAAGGGGTGGTGGTGATAGGCGAAGGTTCTTAGAGGAAAACATACACAAGCAATGTTCAGTGGTCTGTAATCAACATGGTGGCGGTATGCCGGTAGAATATGACGCTGCACTAAATGAAGAGTATGGGCAAGGTTTTTCTAATAAACTTTCTTGTGTGTCCAATTACCCTGAATTAAAAGAGCAGTTTCCAACATGGCAAGATATAGAAGTTCAGATAAAAAAATATCGGTCGCTTTTGAGGGTTGAAGGACTAACGCCTACAAGGTAGGTTACAAATACAATCGTAAATGATATAATGCAAGCTCGTAAACTAAAAAGGCATAAAAAATGAACGAATCAAAAGAAGAGCAAACAGAAGAAGAGCAAACAGAAGAGAAAACATTTACAGGTGGTGATGGACCAGTGAAAGGTGGACACGATTAATGTCAGATCACCATTGGCTATTCATGGGGCTGTTCTCAGCCCTGTTCTTATTTAAAAGGACAAGGTACGCATCGGTGGTATATGTTGTGCCTTATGTTTTATACCTTTCCGCACACTCAAATTTACTGATCCCTGACGATTATTATCACGCAATTTCGGCAACATTAAATCTGTTTATATTCGTAGCTTTATTTGTTGGCTATAAATGTGACTCAATAAATGATATATTCAATTTACACAAATACAACATTAATCAAAAAGTTGGACTGCTATCTGTGTTATTAGTTTTTATAAATCTGGTAGGCTATTGGAAATACTATCACGGGGCTACAGATGCGATAGTTTATAATAGCGATTATAGGTTTATCGTAGCTGTTCAACTGTTTTTATTATACATAGGGAATATGAACAATGCTTGGGTGGATAGACGAGCTGACAAACTTTCTATGGTTCGCCTTCATAATTATGATGATTTTGAAACGTTTGAAGAGCTCAATACAGAAGAAAAAAGGTAAGAAAGATGACGACACCAACGATTGATATAGCAAAAGCAATTATCGAGCATCCAAAGGCAAGCGCAGGGCTAGCGCTAGGTATTACAGCCGCAGAAAGATTCTGGATAGAATGGGGTAGTTGGGTTGTGGATGCGCTATATAGTGTCGCTGGTTTAGTTTTAGTATGCCTTTTGATTTACAAGCATATAATCTCAATAAAGAATAATAAAAAAGAATGATGTTCCTTATCACGTAAATAGCGTGATTTTCCCCCGTCTGAATTAAGTTTGTAGTCGGGGCTTTTTATTTCAATAACTAGCAAGGTGATAAATATGGCTGTTAGTGGAAGCTCGGTAATAGTGGATTTAATAACATCAAAGATAGTCGAACCTGAAAAGGTCAAGCCAAACGGCAAGGTTATAGAGAGAGTTAAAGCCAAGCAAATTAATAACAGGGTTAAATAATGCAGAAGATTAAACTCGATCATTTAGATGAAACCATGAACCACCGCCAAGCATTACAAAGAATAAACTCAAGTGGCATGGCAAGAAAAGGACTGTATTGTAATTTCATCAAAGACAAAGATACTTGCTATTGTCTAATAACTCTTTGCGAAGAAGAAAGGGAGAAACTACCAGAGGTATTAAAAGACTCTTTAATATCATATCAGAATCTAAAAGCTAAAGCGTTAAGTTAAAATAAACACACATCAGAATTTATGGTAAAATATAAAGGTCTAATAAAGACAAAATCAATCAATCAAAAAGGTAATCAATTATGTTCACATTAAAATTTTACAAGTTTCATTCAATAGATGGTTCAAGTACAACCACGTCAATATCCTGTCCAATGTACGATAAATACAAAAGAGCTAATGGTAGTTACACAATCACCACCTTCAATAGCATGGTTTCTACTAATGGTGTAGAAAGGCACGTATGCAATGAAGACAACGACCCATCGAGTAACACTGTTAGTGTTAGCGGTGGAACTAATGAAATAGTAATAGATAGAGCAATGAATTTCACTGCTACTTTTGATAATTGCTTTGTTGAAAACGACAAAGGCAAGACGATAGATCATATACACCCCGACTAAAAATAAACACACAGTAACACCAAGAAGCCTGTCAAATGACAGGTTTTTTTATTTGTGGTAGAATGGAAACAATTAACCCGACAATATACAAGGTACATAACATGGTAGCAGCAGCGAAAGGTAATCAGTTCTGGAAACTACGAAGCAAACACGGAAGAGGCAAGCTATTCGAATCAGCTGATTTACTATGGGATGCTGCATGTGAGTATTTCCAATGGTGTGAAGATAGCCCACTAAAAAAAGAAATAGTATATCAGGGTGAAGTTTCCGACAAAAAAGAAAGCTTAATGAGGGCAATGACTATAAAAGGGTTATGTTTTAGATTAAATGCTAACACCGACTATTTAACAGCTTTTGAGTCAAAACTCGATTTAAATTCGGAAGAAGGAAGAGATTTTTCTCGTGTCATTAAAGATATACGGGCAGTAATATACAGTCAGAAGTTCGAAGGGGCCAGTGCTGGGCTGCTAAATGCTAACATTATTGCACGTGATTTAGGGCTTACAGACAAGCAAGAAATCAAACAGGTCACCGACATGACTGATGAAGAACTAGATAAAAAAATTAAAGAGTTAATGACCAGTAGCAATGACTCGTAACGAGAAAGCCGAATTAATAAGGCTACTTGAAGAGAGAGCAAAGCGGACTAAGATATTTATTGGGACTGTTATCGGGTTTGTTTGCCCTAAAACCAAAAAGCTTGAATCAGCTTACAACTTGGTTGATGGACAGTGGACTAAAACAATTAAAGAGCCTACGGCATGGTTCGCTAAGATATTAAGTCCAATGTTTCTTAATCCTAAGAGGTTTATTGCATTAATTGGTGGTCGTGGTTCAGGCAAGAGTTTAGCTAAAGGTGGCCACGGTATAATAGGGATGCACGATTTAGGCAGAAACTTAATGTGTATACGTGAGTTCCAATCTTCGGTTAGTGACTCAGTACACGCCCTGTTAAGCTCAGAGATTGACAGGTTAGAGATGGATAACTCAGATATAACAGAGAGGTCTATCAAGTTTACTCATAATGATGCCATGGCAAGGTTTATGGGTTTGAGTCGCAATCCTGAGTCGGTCAAGTCTGCGTTTGGCTTTCTCGATTGGTGGATAGAGGAAGCTCAATTCTTATCAGCTAAATCGTTAGGAGTATTAACACCAACGGCACGTAAAAAACCAATGCGCGGTTTACCAGGCAAGCAAAAGGAAATTAAAAAAGATGAAGTTGATATGGACGATGTTCAAATGGTTTTCTGTGGCAACCCTGGTTCAAGTGAAGACCCATTTAGCAAAAGATTTATAACGCCCTTCCAAACAGAACTAGATAGGGATGGCATATACGAAGATGACATGCACTTAATAATCAAAATGAATCATGATGATAATCCGTGGTTTGATGATTCAGGACTAGAACAAGAGAGGCTATTCGATTTGAAGAACTTACCAAGAAGCACTTACGATTGGGTATGGGAGGGCGGGTTCAATGACGAGATTGAAAACGGATTGATCAAGCCTGAATGGTTTGATGCCTGTATTGATGCTCATGAAAAACTAGGAATGAAACCGTTTGGAATTAAGAGAGTGACGCATGATCCTTCGGACTTAGGTAATGACCCAAAAGCTACATTAGTTAGGGCGGGGCATATAATCACTAACGTTATGCAGCGCGATGACTTAGATGTTAACGAGGGCTCTGACTGGGCGTTAGGTGTTGCATTCAATGAGAACGCTGACCTTTATGAGTGGGACGTTGGCGGCATGGGTGTAACATTGAAGCGTGATGTTAACAATGCCTTAGACGGAAAGAAGATAACCGCTCATCAATTTAACGGAGCAAGTTCAGTCGATCACCCTACTAGAATATTTGAACCAAGCGGGGCAGAAGTACAATCAAAGCAAATGACATGGGAACAAGTTTGTAAAAATCTAAGAGCACAATGTTATTTAAAAGTAAGAAGTAGGATATACAGAACATATCAAGCCGTAGTACATGGGGTAATGACTGACCCAGATTTATTGATATCATTCAGCGGCGAATGCGAGCATATATCGACCTTACGCTCTGAGTTGTGTAGAATGCCTATTAAGCCTAATAGCGGTGGGTTGTTTGAAATGTACACAAAAAAAGAAATGAGAGAAAAGTTTAAGGTTCGTTCACCTAACCTAGCTGATTGCTTAATGATGAGTGAGCGAGAGCACGGGATTATCGGTGCAAGGACAGTACGCAGACCACCAGCCACCAAGAAAACATACGGGAGACGTAAATAATGCCGGTTCACGCAAGTAAATCAAATGATAACGATAGCGGAAAGCACCAGGAAATCACATTAAAAATACAGCGTGATTATGACAACTCTGATTATGCGCGTAACTTAGGTAGTGATGATTTAATCTTTGCTAGACGCACCCAATGGAATGACGAACTAGATGCTAATGTCGGTACTGAATATCGTGGTCAATTTGATATAGTCAAGCCCGAGCGTAGAAGAATACTCGCCGCATTGGTTAAGAATGAGTTCAGTAATAAATATCGGGCCAAAAATAAAGAAGATGAAAAGTTAGCAGAGGTATTGCAGAACTTATACCGTGCCACTGTTAGGACTAACGATGCTAAGTTTGCAGCCGAGGTTGCTATCAGTGAAGCTATCGACTGTGGTTTTGGAGCATGGCGAATTGAAGTTGTTGAAGAGGATGACGAAGATCCAATAAACACAAACAAGAAACTTATCCGTTCTGTAATTCATGAAGCTAACAACAAGGTCATATGGGATTCAAACAGTAAGAAGATCGACAAGTCAGATGCTATTGATTGTACCATTATAACTAGTTACACCAAGGATTCTTGGAAGGAGTTAATGGAAGAGTATGATTTAGACGAGAGCGAATCGGATTTTGCATTGCCTGACTATACAAGGAATGTGTCATTGAACTGGGCTGGTTGTGATGAATATACTGTCGCTGAGTATTACCGCATTAAAGAAAGAAAGCAGAAAATGACAATACTGTCTGATGGTAAAGATGTAATCGCATTGACCACCAGTGAGTACAAGGATCAAGTTGAAGAATTAGAGAAGTACGGATTCGAAAAGAAAGCAACCAAAACAGTTATCAAGCGTGACGTTTGGAAAACAATTTTAACTGGTGCCTCTATATTAGAAAGGAAAAAGATAGCAGGAAAGCATATCCCTATTGTGCCTGTATACGGTGAATGGTCAATCAATGGTTCGTCTGAATTATGGGAAGGGCTAGTAAGATGTTTGCGTGATGCTCAACAGATTAAGAATACCACCATGTCATACATATTTGATTTGTTGGCGAAAGGTCCGATAGCTAAAGATATATATACCCCTGAACAGATACATGGTCACGAGGCTATGTATGAAGAGCAAAACCAGCATAAATACCCTTACTATTTGCTAAACCTTAAAGACCCATTCGACCCACAAGGTGAGCCGTTACCACTTGGTCCAATAGGTCAACGAGGTGGGCCAGACGTACCGCCAGCAGCCATGGCAATACTTAGTTTGGCAGACCAAGCAGTTCAACAATCGGTTGGTGGTGGCATGTCACCCGAACAAATGATTAACCCGCAAGTAACTGATGATCAGCTAAAGATTATTCAAGCTCATTTGGATGTTCAATCGCAACTTTATAAAGAGCATTTAGAATACGCATACCGTAGAGAGGGGCAGATTTGCGCGTCTATTTGGTCACAGATTATTGATACACCTCGAAAGCTTGGTATTACTAAGGTTGACGGGACTGAGGATACGGTTGAAGTTAACACGGTATCGACTAACCTTGAGACGTTAGAAATGGCTATTGATATTGATATGTCTAACGCAGACATGGACGTATACACAGACGTTGGCATGTCATTCATGGACCAGAAAGATAAAAACAGAACTGAAATGCTGGCGTTAATGGATAAACCACTGGATCCAGAGTTACATCAAATTGTTATGTCAACTTACATTCTCAATCTTGACGGTACATCATACGAACCATTGCGTAAAAAAGCGCGTAAAGATATGGTTATGTCAGGAAGTGTTGAGGAAGGGGACTTAACCGATGAAGAAAAGGAAATGTTACAGCAAGCCGCACAGCAGGAAGCACCGCCTGATCCTATGATGATAGCAGCACAAGCCGCACAAACTGAGGCTGATGCTAAAATGATAGGAGAGGAAACGGACAAGAAGAAAGCAGAAATAGACATGTTCAGGGCGGAGACTGATAGAATGGCATTACAATTAAAAGCTCAAGAGTTAGGTATTAAACTGTCAGAATCAGAAGCTAATACCAGGAACAAAGATGCTAGTACAAATAAGATATTCAGAGACATTCAATCGAAGGACGTTGAAGACATGGTAAAGGTTCAGGATTCAATATCTAAGGGAAGGGATTCATACACAAAGATGTCAGCTAGTCAATAGTTTTAAACGGTGGTATAATCACCTTGAAAGTGCTGTCGGGCGCTTTCTAGGTAGCGCTACCGAAACAATACCAACAGCCCGACGAATGAATTAGAGGATGTATTATGCCAGTATCAAAAGAACCAGTTACCCTTCCACCGAATACGTGGGTCGATCTTTATGTAGCTACAGGCGAATTGGTAGGAACAAAACTAATAATTCAGAATGTAGGGCGTGACCATGCCAGACAATCTGAATCCGTAACAACCCCCACCTCAACAGTGGGGTCAAACAACTTATTAAAGGATGGATATCTTGTTAGCTCGACTACTCCCATAGGTATCTTATTGCAAGTTGAATTAGCATGAGTCAGGGACCGGTTAGCCAAAACCGGGAGGCTAATGGCTTTTCTCCGCCCGTTGGTTTATCTGTCAACGCTCCTACTGGCGCGGTGATGATGTATTACATTGATATCTTGCCAAACTTCCCAATAAATATAAGCGGTTCGCTGTGGTATTTATGCGATGGTAATAATGGCACCCCAGACTTGAGAGGCCAATTTGTCAGGGGGTGGAGCGATGAAATAGATCAAGAGTACGTAGGGAGTTCGCCTCGCGTCAACAATTATCAAACTGATGAAATAAAATCTCATAGGCATGTAGTAACTAGGGATTTACATGAAAGCGTAGGGAATGGTACCAGCTTTGCAGCCAACCAAGGCCAGAGCAACTATGCAGAAGCACATACGGAAAATACCGGCGGAGAAGAGACAAGACCTAAAAACTTCGCAATGTATTTTATAATAAGAACATCATAAGGGCTTTACTATGACAGGCTTTAGACCACCGGGTAGTGGATTATCATCTACCCAAGAGGACGCTGTCGATTCAATAGTTAACAATCCAGATGGAAACGTGCCAAAAACAGTGGGCGGCGTGTTTGTTGAGAGTAGCACTAACGAAAATGCAACCTCTAAAGAGTGGGTTTTTAACAAGTCGATAGAAGTACCTCAAGCATCAATAAAAATAAGTGATCCGTTATCAATATCAGAAGCAACGCTGGTTACAATAACAAGAGACCTTATACAATCAAAAAACATAGTATCTGTGGGTTGTGCAATAGATGATGTGACAGGAAGCGGAAAGATTGAAGTTGAGCATGTCCCATCGTTTCAACAAGTAGTTGCACAGCCTGATTTTAGCGTAACATTAACATCTAACCCGTTGGTCGTGCCTTTACTGGCAACATTAGAAAACCAAACAGATAGAGTTACAGTAAAAATAGCCAGCGCAATGACTAACTTTAGGGCTATCATTCGTGATAATTTAACTGGTCTGGTTATAAAATACATACCCAACAAGGAAATAGTCGATAAAGGTGTTGGAGGTTTGAACCTTCCTGCCGGCGATGTTATATTTCATTTTAATGATGATAGTGATGATGTCCCTTTATCTGGATTATTTTACTTAGGATTCACACCATTACGACAGCGCGCAGGGCAAGCGGGAACGTTGACGTTTTTCGCTGATAGTGTAGCCATATTAGGTGCAGCATTTGGTATCCCTTATTTAGAGAATTACATAAGCTTTTTGGAAGAAACAACAGTACCATTTATTAATGATGTGACAAATTTAGCTGACCCATACACTAGGCTTAACAATGAAACAACGAGTTTGTCAGGTGTAACAGGTGGTGTTGTAGTTAATTATTTAGCAACATCAGATACGGACACCGTTAACGTTGGTCAATTTACCGCAGGTATTGCAGGCGTGAGTAATCCGACAGTAACCACCGTGACGGGGGGTGTTTTTTCGCAAGGAGATTTTGTTCAGTTTAACGGTACTGTTTTTAACGATGGGATATGTGAAGTTGAAAGCCATGTATTGAATGATTTAACTATCAGGGGTGTTGGTACTGTAAACGTAGTCGAAGGATTTACAGCTAGTGACTTTATAACAACAGAGGATAGTGGGACAATAACAAAGGTAAATATTAGCGTTATTAGATCAGGTACTAGCGGAGATTGGGAGACAGGCAAGGGTTCAGTAACCCCATTATCTTTTAGCACAATTGGCGCGGGGATATTCGGCACTGAGTTCGAAGAGTTCAGCAGTTTACCGCAAAGCTCAACAACTTCAGGCTCATTTCAATCAAAGTTACCAGTAACAACAGCAACAAAACCAGCCGGTAAATATAGAATTTCATTTACCGCACAAGTAACCAATAAGAAGAAAGAAAAAGGAACCGATCTAGAATTTAAAGTCGATGGTGTGGCCCAGCATACACACAGTAACGGCGGTGATTACTTATTTCATAACATAAAAGAGGACAACGGTTGGGTATCAGAATCAATAACAACCTATACAACACTAGGTTCACCAGCAACAATAGCTTTAGATATAAGGTATAGAAAGGATGAAGACGAAGCCAGGATAAGCGATGCCAGAATAGATATATGGAGGGTTTCATAATGAGCTACACATTAACTGCGACAGATACAAGTATCAAGTACATGCAGCAACAAATTGACGATGA